GTCACATTCTGACAGAAGTATTGAACATTAGGCAAACGACCAAAGTTCAATGTAAATCTATTGCCAATTAATGGATTTGGATTTGAAGGGTTTCTTGTAAGTGCAGTCATGTGGTTCTTTTAATATGCAAACCGATGTCCATTATTGTTTCGGTTTCTATCATCTTTATAATTTGATTTGTAAGGTCAATCTCTTTTTGAATGTAAAGCATCTTCACCTTCAATTCATCTAATTGTTCAGAGTAGAATTGAAGTTCTTTCAGTTTTCTTGCTCGAATGTCGAGTAAGTCACTAATCAGTATTATCTCACTCATGCAATTATTTATGCATAAAAAAAGAGGCATCCGAAGATGCCTCTTTGAAGTAGTCCCTTTTTATAGTTCTTATTATAGGACTTTAATAATTACATCAGGTTCTTAACAACGAAACCACGATAGTAGTTATTGGACTGAGCCGTCAGAGCACCGAGACCAGCGTTAGTGCCTTCTGCGAATGGGTTGGCAACGAGACCGTAACGAGTCTTGAAACCAATCTTCGGTTGGAAGGTACCGGTGTCAACTGCACGAACCATTTGCAACGGAACATATGGGCAGTAGAAGATACCAGCGTCATAGGCATTCGAACCCTTGTAACCAACAACGGCGAATTCGTTTGTAGAACCAGCCGGGAAGTATGGATCGATGTAAACTTTGATGCGGCCGAACAGAGTACCAGCAAATGTGTTGCCAGTATCGTCAACGGTCAGATTGACTTGACCCTGGAGGGCAGATTGATAGTCGAGAATGCCAGCCATAGCAAGAGCAGAGGCGACATCAGACGAACAAATCATAATGTTACCTTTCCCTCTACGAGTCGTCTTGGCGATTGTATTCGCTTCACGCTCAATCTGGAAGGCAAGGCCTTTAACTTTTTCAACCATCCAGCGACCGTTAGAGTCGGTGTCGAGGTCGAAAGTACCACGGGTCGTTGTACCGACTTGGGCGCCAAGTTTGGCAACACCGTAGATGGTACGAATGACTTCACGGTTGATTTCAGCAAGAATCTCTGTCGAGAGAATGTTGGCGAGTTCTGTTTCGGCATCCAGACCATGAACAGCTTTCAGGTCTTGTGCGAGTTCCATCGAATACTCGGCCTTCAGAGCACGGGACTTGGCAGTAACCGTGACTTTCTCAATTGAGAACGCCATCTCTTGGAAGGTGTTACCAGCAGCACCATCACCGAGGGCTTCAGCCTGCGAGGTCGACATACCTGGAACAGCGTAGGCGTTCGATGTGAAGGTTTCGGTAGTGTTAGCAGCGAGAGTCAGATTGGTGATTTGCGCCAACTGAGCAGCAGTAATAGCAGCGTTCGTACCAGAGAAGAAGGTGTTGGCTTCGTTGTAGAAGGCCTCGGTACCAACTTGTGTCGAGTAACGGGAACGCATTGCGAAGATAAGACCGGTTGGGCCTGTCATTGGTTGCACGCCGCAAACATCATAAGCAATGAGGTTTGGCAACGAACGGCGAACCAGGGAAATCAGGATCGGGTCAAAGTTAGCAATAGAAGCGCCAGTTGCGTTTGTTGGGTTAGATTCTTGCAGAATGCTAGAAGCTTTTTGCATTTCTTGAGCTTGGTTCTCAAGAACAACAGCAGTAACGGCCTTACGATATGGGTCTTTGATTGGCTCTAAATCCGGATGATCCAGAACGCCACCCCATTTGGTTTGAAGTGATTCGGACAAATACATTAAGTGTCTCCTTTTATTTACTTAAAGTTTGGTTTTAGAAATTGCTTTTGAGACAGCGGCAACAAATGGATCATTAATCGCTTTTTGTTCCGTTGGCTCTTCAACTTGTTCGTGCAGTTGGGTTTCATCGGCCTTTTTGATGCCAGATGGGAAGTAGTTCTCACGAATTGTCTCTAGCTTTTCTTTGTATTCTTCCTCTGTGGAGAACTCAACACTCTCTGCGAGTGACTTGATTTTTTCAGCCTGAGTTGTTGTGAGACCTTCGCAAACTTCACGGGTCAGTTCACTCTTGCGGGACTCTACGAGAGCCTTGGCATAAGAAATGCCACGCTCAATTTCTTCGTTGAGTTTGCTTTCGAGTTCTTCAACTTTAGTAGCAAGTTCGTCAACGAGGTCAACTTTTTCTGTCGGAACATCGATGTAATGTTCGGCAAACAGATTACGCAGACCAGCAATGAATTCTTCTGTGAGTTCGGCACGGAGACCGGACTCAATAGCAATTTCGTTATCGGCAAGCCATTGTTCGACAACATAGTTGAGATAGTCGTCAACTTTGTTTGTCAGGTCAGACTTGATTTCTTCAACGGCTTCTTCGAGCATTGAAGCATATTTGGTTTCGATTTCTTCTTCGATTTGAGTAACTCGGTCATGGATACGAGCTTCAAAAATCGTAGCAGCTTTGGCTTTGAAATCTTCAGAAATGGTAGAGTCGTCAGCAAAGAGAGAATCGATATCTTCTTTCATTTTTTTCTTCATTTCTTTTTTGTCTTCCATGTCATGTTCTTTTTCAGAAATGACTTCTTCTTCAGAGGATTCTTCTTCTTCTTTGTTCATACGAAGTTGAGTATCAGGAGAAGCCTTGGAAGGTTTCATTTTGATAGAAGATGCGTTCTTACCTGCAGCGCCATCTGGAACGCCCTTAGTCGTATCCATCTTAGCGGAGTCATCATCCGGTTTGTAGTTTTCTGGTGTAGGACCACCAACATCATCGATGGTGGCAGCCATCTTATGCATTGGTTCGCTCGGGGCATTTTTCTTACTTTGAGAAAGAATGTCTGCCGCAGCTTCCATGAGTTTATTTGTTGCCATTAGGAATCTCCTTATGATTTCTTATTTATAAAATTAAAGTTTTCGTAGGTAATTTTCAAATAGTTTTAGAGCGGTTTCTTCAATCTGAGATTTAGAAGCCCTCTGAATTGTTTTCTTGGCATGGTCAAAATCAGCTTCCATAAATTTGCCATTAACCAAAACCCATTCTTTATTTTCCATGATACCCTGCACAAAAGCACCTGGTGCTGACGGATCAGCAACGATGTCGGCCGCAGTAGCAAGTTTTAGGTCATCCTGAACTAGATTGTAACCCTCTTTCGTTTGAACAAGAGAACCTAAAGCTCTTGACGAAACACCCACCTGAATGTCATTGTTGATAAAATTCTCAACGATTTGACCATACGGTGTTCCAAGAATGAGAGCCTTACCGTAGAAGGTATTGCCGTCTTCTTTGAGAGATACAATTTTGTGAGATACACGCTCAAGATTAATTGATGGTGTATCTGGATGACCTAATTCACCCAATGCACGATTTGTATTGATGAATTCTTCTGTATAACGGGCGACTTCATTTCGAAGTGTTCCCATTTTATACATGCGATTGTTTTTGTTGACTGCATCGCCAACAAGAAATGTTCCTTCAATGTAAAGTTTTTTCTTGCCTTCTTCTGATTCTTCAACAAGATACTTTACATCATCGATTGTTTCTGTAATGAGTTTCATATTACATTCCTGTGAGTGCCGGACTATATGTAGCCGTTTTTGCCAGTTGCATAATTAAAGTTCCTGCCGTACCTGTATGTTCAATGAAAACATTGGCCGTTGAGTTATTAGCAAAAGTGATATCATATTCATAAAGAACAAGATTGATTGGAGTTGAAATTTCCATAATCAATGTTCCGCCAGCAGGTGCAGCACCTCCTGTGGTACTTGTTCCTCTATAAATTCTATAGATACCATTTGTCGTTGCAGAAACTTGTGCAATTGCAGCCGAAGTAACTGTTTCTTCTGTCGCAGCAGAAAGTTGAGACAAATTAATTTGTGTGTTACTGGCAGGACCAGTAACTCTGATAGTAGATTTTGCTCTGACAGCATTTATAATTTCAAATGGCATTTTATCTTAGTCCCATTGATGTGCGCCTTCTCATTGACAACTTTCGTTTTAACAATGTTCGGCGAAGTTTAGCTCTTCTAGTTGTTTTCCATGACCGTTTCAATAAACGGGCTTTTCTTAATCTTTGTGCCGCAGGTATTCTTCTTACAGTATTACCTACGATACGATAACCTTTAATACCTGACCGTCTGCGATTCTTTTGAACTACAATACGACCTTTGGCATTTCTTCT